ATGCAATCGGAGTATTCACATAAGCAAAAGTCGAACACTGATTAATCTTCAATCCTCTCATTTTTAATTTCTGATTCAAACCACTCTCTACCTAAAGCAATAAACAATTCTCTTTTATAATAACCAATTTTACCTGTGTCTTGTTCAAAACTATACATGAAATTAATTTTGTCAGTATAATTTAGTTTATATTCTTCTTTAGATATTTCTAACCACTTTGATTTATCCATAGCATCTGTTAGAATTTTAATATGTATCACCTCTTTTGATTTAGCAAGAATTTGATTGGTAGTGTTGATAATCTGTGTGATCAAATCCTTGCTAATATTATGATAATTATTTTATGATTTGTATTTGCAAATTATGATTATTTAACCAATCTTTTTGTAGTATGTAGTTGTATTGGTCAAATCACTTTTGCTGAACATAAAATTTGCTGTGTCTTGGGAATTGTATTCTTGAGAAGTGCAAGTAGTCCAAATTCCGTCGATTCGATTAATGATTTTTGTGGGATTCATTTTTGTTTTCACCTCCTTAAATTAATATAATGGATTTAATAATTAACCACATAAACTCTTAAACCTTGCTTATTTGCTAAATCAATCATATGCTTTGTTCCTTTACTCACTTTATCCCAAAAAGCAATTAACACGCCTAATTCTGAATCTTGTTTTGCATATGATGCCATATCAGAATTTCTAATATATCCTGCTTTTTTACCTAATCCATCCCAATCAGGAATAAATTGTTTAATAGATAATCCATATGTATTAGCAAATTGCTCTCCTAGAATGTCTGCTCCTCTAGCACCGCCAGAAACAATTTCAACTGATGTTTTATTTGTGTTGAATCCTTCTGATTTTAATTCTTTGCATATGCGAAGACATTCAGTGTTTAATAGATTGAAGTCATTGAAGTCTCTTGATCCTGCTATGATTATTCTCATTTGTGTATGTAACTCCTTTCATGTATTAATAATACCATAATGGGAATGATAAGTCAAATATATTTATTTATTAATTTGTTAATCAAATGTCACTATCGTCCACTGGGTTAATATATCTTCTTTCTCTTCTAATGTTTCATATATCCCTTTACCTTTCTCATTCTTGCCCATATATTTCTTTTTGTTTCTCGGTTCCTTAGTGATTGTTTTAATCATATCAAATTGCTGAAATGGATTTGCTTTATACTTTCTTGTATCAGTTTTAATAGTTTCAATACTTCCATCATTGATTCGATAAATTGTAGGAATTGGAGAATATTTAGTATTGAGTTCAATTACAATTCCATAGTCAGGAGAGATATTTGTATTTATTGATTTTGCATATCCTAATAATTCAATTTCATTTTGTATTTGATCTCTAATATTTAATGATTCATTAGGTATCCCATCCCATAATTCCAATAAAATATTGTCAACATCTAATTCTACATAAGTTTTATCTGTTGATCTTGAATATTTTTCAATTAATTCTATTGGTAATTCAGATAATATTGCTTTTTCTTTAGATATCTGTTTTGATTCTCCTAATAGATCATAATACTCGTTGAATAACTGTATTTTTTTAATTTCGGCATAATCTCTAAAATAACCTAATTTTATTAATATATCTAACTGTCTAGAATTAACCTTAGTTCCTTTGATGATGCGTAATAATTCATAAAAAGATTCATATTTCTTTTTTGATAATTTTAATAATATATGAGCCATTTCTTTATTCAAGAATTTAATTGATAACATTTCTGGATAAATAGTTTTATTTTCTTTATCTGCTAAAAATTTAGTATTATCTAACCCAAATTTATATTCACCTTCTGAAATACCAAACCCCTCTATCATTTCTTTTTTGAATAATGCAACTTTATCTTTATTTCCTTTATCTGAATAAGACTGTAACATCACTTCATAAAATTCATATGGATAATGAGCTTTTAAATATGCACAATACGCTGAATCAATCGCATAACTTAAAGCATGTGAAGCATTAAAACTATAATTTACCGAATCTGCTATAATTTTCCATATATCTTCACTTTTTTCTAAAGCTAATTCTAAAGTAATATTTTCGTCCAATATAAGTTTTTTACTAAATCCATCTAAGAACCTTTCCTTTAGAGGAATAATAATTTCTGCTTTTTTCTTACTAATGGCTTTTAATATACCGTAACTCTCATCCATTGGAAATCCTGCATATTGTAAAGTTGCCATTGTTTGTTCTTGATATAAAACAAAAGAGAATGGCATTTCTTCTGTTTGAATTAATTTATCAAAACTCGGAGTATTATAATTAAATGGTTTTCTTGTTTCAAATGTATGATACATTGATTTAAAACCAGGACGAATGGCAGCAATTAGTGCCGTAAGCTCTGAAATATTACTAGCTTTATATTTCATTGCTTTTTGCGTAGTAGATGGTTTTTCTACTTGATTAACTCCAATAGTTAATCCTTTAGCATATATCCCCCATGTTTTTGGATCATCTTTAATGATAGTTAATAACTCATTAACAGTATGTGGTTTAATTCCAATTCTTTTATAAACCTTATCAATAAGTAAAACAACATCAACTTTAAGTAAATCATTTTTCAAAAATTTATATTTTTCAGCAACAGTACCATCAATTACAGTTGTAACTACTTCTTTTTTTGTTGATTCACTCTTACATTTAATTAATCCAATATCTTCTTTTATATTTCCTTGATATAAGAGATATCCACAAGGATGAGCAGATTTAGAAGCTATAATACCCATGTATTTTTCTGAACCTTTAAGGATTTCATGATGCTTTTCCTCTACGTAATCATAAACATTAATTAAATCTTTATCATCTTCATCTGCATATTTTAAATCTCTCTCATATTTTTCAATCTGATTGGTTATTTCATTTGCGATTTCAAATGGCATACTCTGTGATTTTGCATATAATTTAAATGCAGATTTAATCTTAAACTTTCCATAAGCAATCATAGGGTATGCATGACCTTCTCCAAGAATTTTATCTTGTGCTTGAACAAATATTTCAGGAGTACCACAATTTAAATCCAAGTCGGGTAAACTTTTAGTTTGTAATATCCTTGTTTCACTCATAAATCTTTCAGGATATAGTTTTACAGGTGATGATATTCTGTCTACTTTACTAAATCCTAACAAAGTATTGGTAATGAATGATACACCCGATCCTCTACCACTATTTGTAATAATTCCACCATCTGCAATTGCTTGTTTAACAATTTCATAATCCATTAGAAAATAGTCTACCATACCAGTATTCCTAACAATATTAACTTCTTTCTGAATTTCTTGAAGATATAATTCATGTTTGCTTGGGTCAATATCTTTGCTGAACTCTTTCCATTTCTCAGTCAATAATGATGTATATATTTTATTCTTTTCTTCTAAAGATAAATTTGGATAAAGTGATGGAAGTTTAATATTTTTATCAAATTCTATATCATCAAATTCAAGAAAAATATTAGTATTATTAATTGCTTCCATTATTTGACCGTGACTTAACACTCCTTGATCTACAAATCTTTGATATGCTGTATCTCCATCAGGGTAGTCTAGAAACCACCCCTCCTCTCCCTCGTATCTTATTCCTCTTGCTTCTAAAACATCATCTCTACCTTGTGCTTGCTCTGGATATATGTAATGGGAGTCACATCCCATTACAATATTCAAACCTAAATCAAGTATTCTTTTGTTGACTTCACGTTGAATATCTGTATGATGATATTGCACCTCAAGGAAAAAATTATTACCAAAATGATTATGCAATTTCCATATAATATCTTCTATATCATCGTATTTCCAAAAGGCGATACAGGCTGTGCTTATAAATACTTCAGATGGAGGAAGAGATAATAATAATTCAATATCCACTCTAGGTTTATAGTAATATCCATCAATATTTGCTTCTGATAGGATTCTGTTTATAGATTTTCTTCCAATCTCTGATTTAGCAAAGATACATATGTGTCCATTAGTTCTATCTTTTTCAAATCTATCTTTAACCCAATATGCTTCTGTTCCAAAAATGAATTTAAGATTATATTTTTTTGCCATTTCATAAACTTCATAATATCGTCCTTGAAATCCATGTTCGCATGAAGACAAAATAGTATGACCTAATTCAATTGCTCGTTTAGCATAATCCTCTACTACCATTGCACTATCGGCTGTGAAGATGTTAGAGTCTGAACTGTGGCGGTGAAAATTTTGGAATAATATCATGCATTCACCTCTATTCCATGTTCTTCAAATAGATGTTTTTGAGGTGATAAAATTCCTAATAATTCATTTTCTTTTAATAATCTTAACCTGATTGCATCATCAATATTTACGTTATAGCCTAATTCTAATCTTTTACCTTCCCAATTTATATATGATCTCCATAGTTCTTGTGTTTTATCAAAAGATACTCCAGTTACGCCACTTTTATTGTTATTTCTTAAACCACAATTTAAGGCATTTAGAGATTTATTTGAAAGAATTAAATTATATTTTCTATTATTTAAAGGATTTCTATCTATATGATCAATTAATCCCTTTTGATTCATAATATAATTTTGAAGCATAATAAAATTTTCTTTACTTCCACTAGTTACATATCCCCAACTTGGAGCATGACCCCATATTTTTTCCAATACTCTATCTATATCTTCTGAGTCAATTACTGTTCTTGCTATTTCTTCATGATCCCTATTCCTTAATATTATTTCAGCAAATTCTCCAATTTCATCTTCTTTTAAAACATATGTATTTTTATCGTGGATACTTCTCTCCAATATACTTCCATATGTACGAATATGATTATAGTGTTTTCTGCATAGCATTTGTCCTGTTTCAGCACAAAATATAACATCAGTTGATTTATCTTCTCCACATTCTTCGCAGACTCTTAATATATTTTTATGAGTTGGTAGTGCATCAAATATTATTCCCTTATCAAATACCTGAGAATAATGTTTTCCGCATAATGTTTTGCCTTTAAAATCTCCATCTAATCCACATCTTTTTAATCCTTCTTTGTATCCACAAACCGCACATTTATCTGATTTTGTATTTGGTGTACTATCTATTACCTCTCCATGCCTTCTTAATTGGAGATAATGTTTATTGCACAAATTATTTCCATATATGCTATTATAATAGAATTTCGGAGCGTCTTTTTCATCTATACCACAAACACTACAATTCATTATTTATCCTCCTTATTATCCGAATAATTCATCCCATTCGCTATCCTTCTTAGTGACACCTAACTTTAATCTCTCATAAAAATTTAATAAATACTTACAATTCAATCTCAAACCGCACAAATTTGAGCAGAAAAAGTTATCATTCTCAATATCTAAAGGTTTCCAATCACTCTCATTCTCAATATCTTTAGCAATAATTTTCTCATGAGTATTTTTAACAAATTCCATAAATTCATTTTTTGTATCTTCGCTAAACTCATATTCAAGAATACAGTCCTCTAACCAATATTTATCACGAATTTCTTTTGGCATACTATCTAGATTATTATTATTTATTGCTTCAGTGATAAATATCTCAATCTCAAAATCTTTATGCCCTAAAACTTCCAATTCTCTCTTTAACGCACTTTTAGTAAGTTTATATGTATTAGTTTTTTTATCTTTAATATTCTTATCAGTCCCTATTTCCTTAACCCATTTACCCCTATTACACATCTTCCTATTTATATTTCCATTTTTTAATTTAGAACAAACATAAAGATATTTAAGCATATACCATGCGATTTTATTTATTATGTATTTATCTTGCTTTGCTATTCCATACAATACTAATTGTCTACCTGCTACAATTAGTTTCTTTTTATCAAATTTACTACTCGTCTTAAAATCAATAATTGAGATATTATTTTCATCATGTTTTTCTACCATATCAATATATCCTTGAATATAAACTCTGGGCATAATCTCAAATATAAATCCTTCCTCTGTAATATATGAACCCTCTTGTGCTTTAAAATTAGTGCAAAAATGTTCCATATCAGCTACCCAAGAGTTTTTAATTTTATCATTTGCAAAATTAACTCCTAACATATCTAATTCAGAAAGCGTATTTTGCAATGATTTAGTTAAATCTACTTCTTTCCCATTATATATTTGCTCTAAATCATTATGAATGTTGCTTCCACAAACACTATAAATATTATCAATACCTCTATTTTTAAGTATATATGTATTATAATAACCATATTCACATTGATTAAATGATCCTAATTTACTAAAACTATAAACTATATTACCGTCTTCTATTAATTGCTTTACTATTGGTTCTAATTCTCTAGCCAAATTATATTCTCCTTTGCTAATTGCATTATTTTTGTATTATCCTTTAAGTCAAACAGTGACATTTTTGAATCTTGAGGTAAACAAGATGAATTAAAATATCCTATACTATAATTAAGAAAACTATTTTTAAACTTATTACACTCGGTAATTATCTTTTCTTTTTCAATACCCTCATCTAAAGCAATTATTATTCTTTTAGGCATAAGTGATTTAATTAACTGTACTTGGATTGCTGAAATATTATGACTACCTACAGATATTACATTGTTTAAATTCATGCCTTTAGCTATCATTACACTCTTTTCTGCCTCACAAATCCATACTGTTTGGCCTACTAAATTCTGATAATTTTCACTGAATCCATATAAACTATATGATTTTGAAAATGGAAGGAGTGCTAAATATTTAGGATTATCTTCATTAATTACATCTTCATTTAACCTTCCAATGATTCCTATTAGTTTTCCTTCTGCACTCCTCCAAGGAATAGTAATTCTTAAAGATGATATATCATAACCAATATTGAATTGTTTTTGAATATCTAAATCAATTCGATCATTAAAAAATCTAATATTAGGATTATTGCAATATTCATCTAAAATACTTTCTGGATATGTTTTTAACTCTATTTGATCTAGAGAAGTTGGAGGAATTATTTTTTTATAAAATCCTCCAAATGGCAATTGAATTTTTTTATGTGGTATTAAGTCAAGATTAAAGAAATCTACTATATATTCAAATGATGATCTGTATCCAATTTGCTTAAATTCCTGAATAAGTGAAATTATATCTCCGTTTTTACTGCTTTTATAATTCACGCATCCTAAAGTTTCCGTGTTAATTTTAATTGCTGTAGGATTTCCATATTCGTGTTCTGCACATCGTATCTCCTTTTGTTTATGATTATGTTTTATATGGCAAAATCCAACATCGTTAAGTAGTTCAATTATTTTTCCTGCATCATCCCTCAAGAATTCTTTTGTTGAGATTAAATCCATACATCATTACTACCTTCCCCAACCATCAAATTCTACGTCTACATACCCCAACTCAATTATCGAATTGAAGTCCATATTTCTCTCATAAAGTATACAGATATTTGCCTTCCCATATCTATTCTTAGAAACGAAAACGATAATATAATCTTTATCTGGAGATAAATCAATTACTATTTTTATATTGGTATATTTACCCTCGTTATTTTTTTTATATGAATATCCCTTCATTTTTTCTTTTTCTTCATTCCTTACTGGTCTAAACATTAATACTTGCCCTGCAGTCTCAGCAATTGCTTTTGATTTTCCGATGCAGGATAAATCTAAATATTTACGTTTATTAGATTCGCCTGATAATTGGGCTGTAGCAATAAGAGCTATATCTTCTTTGTGAGCTATCAAAAATAGTTCCTTGGCAACTTCACTGAATTGTGCCCATGCTTTATCTGAAGAATCATCCTCTGGTTTCATAGTATCAAATAAGTAAACTCCCACCCCACGCTTGCTATATTTTTTGATAATCTTTTTTACAGTATTAATATTATAGTCTTGCAAATGAGCAAAATATATTTTTCCTTTAGATTTCTTTAACCATTCTGTTGCCTTTTGTAATCCTTCCTTGTCTTCATCACTGAACCCTCCGAACATAAATTTCTGTCTGTTCATTTTTCTATAATGAATTTTATTAAATAAGACAGAAGATAAAATCATTTGCCTCCAAGCATCTTCATCTTGTTCATTTCCAATAATTACGATGCTTTCTCCTGATTCAATGGTTGGAAGTACATAAAATAAAATTGCAGATGTACTTTTCCCTTGACCAATTCCTCCAACATGAAGAATTAAATTTCCTTTATGAACTCCTGCCATATGATAATTTATAAGAGGAAATCCCATCTTGTATCCCATTGAATTTCCTTGATCCCATTTATCAATCCATTCATCATAATTCTCGTTTAAGTCTGCAATATTGGCTTGCACTGATTTATTTAAAGCAATATTATTTAATTGATAGTCATAAAAAGCATACACCTCATCACTACTCATTTTTGTAAACTTATCTATATTATTTTCAACATTAAATCCTTTGTCATATAATCTTAACAACATATTGCATTTTACTAATTCATCATAATATTTATCAAGGTTTTCTAAATTAATTAAACTTTTCATTTCTTCAACAGATTTATAACCACCTCTTGACTCAAATCCATCTTTTAACACTTGATTACTTTCCAAAAAAGCATAAGCACTTAAACTATCAAAAGTTTGATATCCTAATTTAAACATCTGCAAACCTAAACTATAATAAAATATACCATCGTCAGTTCGAATATCACTATCTTCTAGATCAATTTTTAAATTTTTATGATAATCTTCATATAAGGAAGGATTTTTATATAGAGAAAAAATAAATGACGCTTCAACCATTTGTCTATTTTTAGTAATTGATTCTGGATATTCTTCTAATTTCATAAATCCTCCTTATCTAAATATTGAATAATATTAATACGTTTAATTAATTTACTCTTAATATTATTTAATTCGTCTATATTTGTTTCTATGCTATTTTCTGTTTCTTGCTTAAATGGTTTTATATCATTTATAATACTTTCAATTATTTTGATAATGTAATTTATCTTTTGCTGTTCGGTAGAATATTTTAATTTATCATTTAATACATATTTAATTTTGTCTGTTTGTTTTATAAATGCAAGATATATTATTTCATATGTAAAATGTTCATTCAATTCTCCTAATCTCTTTTTGAGATAGTTTGAATATTTATAACCCAATAACGATAAAAAATACTCAATAGTTTTTCGCTTATATTCTTGATCCTTCATATACTCATTAAATATTTTCTCTGATTTATAATATTTATTTTTTCCTTTATCATTAACACAATAAAAGATATCAGTTGTTCCAATCTCTTTAGTTGCTGAACATATACATTTTCTTGCCATATACATCAATTCCTTAAAGATTAATTAGGGATAGGATATTTCACCTATCCCCTTATTAATTATCCTAAAGTTGCTACTATTTTCTTTAATCCTTCAGTTGAAAGTTCTTCTGGAGATTTAAAGTTTTCAATTTTGTATTCAGACATAATACCTTTTACAATTTCTTTTATATCCTCTGTTGCTTTAGGATATTTTAATTGAATTGTAGTTACAAACTCTAAATTATCACCTTTACTCATTTCTTCTTGAATTAATTTATGTTCTTTCTTCCATGCAATTTCAGCAGCAGAATCAATTTCTTTCACTTCTACTTTTTTTTGATCTTCAATATCTTTATCAGATACAGGATTGATCATTGAATTTTTAGCACCTGTTTCAAATGCCAACATAAAATTTTCAGCAGATAATTCAAGTTTCTCAGGTAGTCCTACAAATCTCCCTCCTGCGTCAACAATAGAAGTATTTCTAAAATACATCATTCTCTTTTCGCCAACTTGTTTCCCTTCTACAATTTCACGTTCCATTGTAATATTGACAATCATTTGTGCTTTATCGGCAACACTCCCAAAGAAATCAGCACGTAAATTGTTTGTTAATTGTTCATAATCTTCTCCTGTCATTATATCTTTAATATTTTTCAATTTAGTATGACAAAGAATAAATACTGCATATCCAGCATTTCTTAGACGAGTGATTTGAAGATTTACAGATTCTAGAAGTCTATCTCTTCCTTTTTGAAAACCACCAAACGCATCATTAAGGGATTTGCATACAGTTCCTTTTTCACGTTTATGTTGTTTAAGCATCTCTGTGGTTCCAATAGTAATCATCTCATCAAGAGTATCTAAGCAAATAGCTTTGATTCCATATTCTTTTCTATTTTCAACCAGATCATCTACTACTTGAATAAATCCACGAAGATTAGTTTCTTCATCTGTGTCAGCATCCCATTCAACTACACGCTCATATTGTAATCCATCTAAACTATGATATCCTTCTTCATCACCAAAGGAAATTAAAAGTCCTGCATCAAATGTTTTATAGTGAGCTAATAGTAATTTATAAAATAAAGATGTCTTTCCAATTTTGCGTTGCCCCATGATGATGTATGGTGGATATGATGCCAAGTCAACCTTAACCGTATTTTTCTTAAATGCCATTATTAAATTCCTCCATTATTTTTTATTTTTGCTGTTTGTCAATTGGGAGGGAAGGTATGATCCTTCCCTTATGACTATATTAAGAAAATAAATCTTCATCATCTTTGCTAATTACTTCATCGACTTTTGATTCTACTTTCTGCTCAATAGGTTTTTCTTCTTTAGGTTCTTTAAATTTTTCAGTTTTTTCTACTGGAACAAATACATTGGTATTTTCGAATTCTTCAATTTTAATCTCAGAATCCACGACTCCTTCAGAAAAATCTCCTACCAATAATGGTTTAGTTAAGCGATATTCATATATATTTCCACCAAGCATATTAGATTTAGGTTTAAAATCATCTACATTAGAAAGTCCAAAAGCAACTTGCTCTTTTTGTGCTTTAGTTAGCATTGATTCATTCCATTCAACCTCATCAGCACCTCTAAAAACTGTCATTTGCCAAGGGATATGCACATAGGTTTTAGTTTTTACTGTAAGATATTTTTTTAAGAATTCAAATTTTTCTACATGTTTTTCATTTGTAAAATCTAATTTTTTGGCACTCAATATAAATGGATGTGGCATATATTTTATACCAATCTCTTTATCTATGTATTGAGGAACAAATCCTGCAAGTTTAATAATCTTCTCTTCCTTAAAATCATCAGTGTCCAAAGAATCTTTAGAATAATAAATCTCTATATTAGCCGAAAGTTTATTTTTCTCATCCTCTTTAGCTAATCTTATGGTTTTAATAATAAATACATCAGTATATTTACCTTTATATTCTTTATGTTTTATTTGCCCCGTAACCACAACTGGACTTGTAATCTTAGGAAGTTCATCTTTTAAGCATTCAATCATATCAAATTCTGTAATAAACTCTTTTTGTTCTCCAAAATTAACTTTAAACTTTTTCATATCTGCTACCATTTTTAAAGTTTCTGGATTATTACGATCTGCCCAAGGAATTTCAATATTATTATTTTCCAAGTCCTTTGAGAACACTTTTCCTTTTCCGTCAACCATATATCCACCAAATAGTTCTACAAATACTGCATTATGATCAGATTCTTTAATCATAAAGTTTATTTTAGATGATCTCCAATTACCCTTATCATTTAAGAATGAATTATAAAATTTCTCCTTATCTTTTGCTATACCAATATTGCCAATGAAGATGAATTTATTGTAAAATGCCATGTTTATGTATTCCTTCTTTCAATAATTTTATTTTATTATTCTATTCACATGATCTATTAAAATAGTTGAAAGAAGGTGGACTCAATGCTCTGCAAATTGGGACTTGGCCCCATGCTTTTGTCTTCAACCAATCAATCCTTTCTCTAAAATATTATTTATTTCTTAACCACTTAATAATTATAACATATTACAATAACCATGTCAAACTTTATTTTTACATTTACATTTACATCTCTAAATTATGGCTTAAAATTTTGATTTTATTTCCTTTGCCGAACCATAAAACCCACTCATAGCTTGATTCTTGATTTTAACTATATTGAGATTTTTGGAAATTTTTCTTTATTTCGGAAATAATATCTTCTAAATTGCTATTCGCATCAATGGTAATATTAATTGTAATATTTTGAACAGTATTTTCAACTTTTGTTTCTTTTACATCTTTTTTAACCTCCTCAACCCAATCCCACTCTTTAGGTTCTTCATCTCCTAAAACATTAGCAATAACCTTCACACAAGTATTTAATTGTTTAATAGCTACAATGTCATAATCATCACCTTCTGGAGACAAATCTTCATCATAATCATTTAAAGTAATGAAATAATCACTATATCCTTGTTTAATATCTTCTTGATTATTAAAAATCATATTGCCTTCATAATCACTTAATAAAGCACATAAATCTCCACATCTCATTTTGAATAACATTGAACTATTTAAATCAGATTTTTTCATTTTAACTTTCCTACTTTCATTATTAATTTCTTGATTTTCTTCTATGTATGGTTCAAAATCTTCTGGTAAGAAATAATCACCACCATTTGACCCTTCTATGGAATCCAAAACAATATAAGCAGGATAAATACTTGATACAAATAAATATGGTTGATTTATCCTTATAGCATGTTGCCAATTAATACTACTGTTTAAATCTCCATAACCACAATAGCTTTTTGAATGAGGAACTACTTTCATACCAACACTAATAAATTCTCTTTTCATTATCTAATCTCTAACTCCTCTCTACTACTTGAAACAAATCTCTACAATTTTCCTTATGCAACCAATATAACTCATCACTATCCAAATTAACTTGAATACGATAATGTAACGCAGTTTCTTCCATAATAACTCGATACGTATCTTTCCTAAATGAATTAAAGTCTTTAAGGAATCTTACTTTTCTTATGATTATCACCTCCTTAGTCTATTTACCAATTCTATGAATATTGAGAGCATTATATTTTTCTGAATACACATTTTTAACTTTGTCTGGTATTAATTTATCATTAAACATTTCTTTGCAAAACTTATTTAATTTTTCATAATCATCCATAAAGATTTTCAAGTTTTTTATAAAGTCTTCGTCCATAGTTCACCTCCTTCAAATTTTTATTTATTAAACAGATAATTATAAGCAAATACTATAACTGGTGTATTGAATAAAGCAATTAAGAAACGATCAAGCGATGTCTTTTTGCTACCAAAAACAACTATTAAAGTAGATAATGCAGTAATTATTAATGAATACCATGCTAAGTATGTAATATTATTCACCTCCTATATAGAATCAATCTAAACTTTGAACTGATTAATATTCATCATCACTTTCTTCTGGTTCTTCTAACTCCATTCCAATAATATTTCCGATAGAATATAATGCCCATGCCTCTCCATTGCTACAACCATCACTAAATACATCATTGCCATTTCCTTCTGATCTAAGTTCGGTGTAACCACAACAATATGCTTTGTAATGTTTATTTATGTATTCTTTAATTTCTTCAAGTATTTCTAAACTATCATTCATTTTTTAATTCCTCCTTATCTCTTATTACAAATATTTCTACATTGTGAAATTGACTTTGAATTCATACAATTGCTTTTTGTATTATTTGCTACAACTTCTTTTGTTCCTAAACTTAGAAGAAAATCAGATGCTTTTTGCAATGCTTCGTCAATTGTTTTACCAACAAAAGACACTTCTTTACTTGGTCTATCTTTTTCATCTGGATCTTGATAATCTGTCATTCCAAAATCATAACCATCTTTGGCTGTTAGCATAACTACATACCCCATATTATGATGTTCCCAATTAATACAAGTAACCTGATAAACTCTAGCATTATTCATTAATGATTTAATCATAAGTAACTTTTACCTCCAATATATTTATTTATTAATTCCATAACAGGCAAACTCATTTCTAATAACAGAATCAATTTGCGTTGTGATATACACTTGATAAAGAATATCTTTTATATCTTTTTCACTTTTTGCTTCTTTAATTTCATTAACCATAAGATCAATGAAATGTGTTTCAGGATGTTTTAATATTGGTTTAATAGGTTGTTTAAACTGACTATATGTAAGATTATTGTTTGAGTAAGCAACGTCTTCTGATCTGCCGACTACTAAATCTGTCATTTTTACTTCACCTCTATTCTATGTAACTTCTCTACTTAATAAGTATAACATTTTCATTAACCGATGTCAACATATTTTATTTTTGTATTTATAAAATTTCTTCATTCCCTTTAATTTTAGCATATGCCTTTAAACATCTTTTACAAGTAACATTTTTATCTTGAATATCCTGAACATCTTCACCAACATATTGTAAACATAAACTCATGTTAGATTTTAGATATGCGATATGTATGACTCCACCTTTTGTCGCTTGAGCTTTCTTTAAATTCATTTTATTTCTCCTTTCTATGTAATTAATTATATTATCCAATTCCATGTACTAATAATTTATCTTCCAAATCCTGAATTTTATTAAACATAGTAAGAACTAAATTATCTCCTGTTAAGTCCCTCCATTCTTCACCATATCGTAAAGCAAGGAAATTAAATTTACCATCTGTTTGATCTAAAACAACTTCGTATTTTCCACTGTCTAGTATTACTGATTCTTTCATTAGTTATTTACCTTCCTTTTGTAATTCTTGCAAACCCTTATGATAATCAATCCATTCTTGACTTTCAAGTTTATTTTTTACAACAATGTCAAAATACTCTTTTCGCATATCTTGTAACGTAAATTTTTCCAACCCTTTCTTTTTTAAACTCTTATTTACTAATTTGATTATATCATTATTGTTCATAGGATAAAGTTTAGTCAACCTATCCTTTCCTGCTTTAGCATCTTCTTCTAATTTTACTCTTTCAGCTTCAATTCTCTTTTTATTTTCCTCCTCTTCATCAATAATGTTATTCAAATCAATTTTTAATTTATTCCATTTATCTTCCATATGAGCAGGAATAATAACCTCTGGAATCTCAACTGATGTAATTTCAAACATTTCGTATTTATCTTTATCATAGTAATAATCTGAGAAATATGAGCCACTTCTTGACACGGAACGTGTTACTCCGAATGGAAATAATTGAACTTCTACATATTTTTCATCCATTTCCATTAGTTGACCTTCTTCATATTTATACTGATATTTTCCTTGATCATCCCAATTATCATCGCCAACTTCTTTAAATCCATAAATTTTACCATTATATGTATATGAAAAATCATCTAAATCAGAATCACCTAACTTTTTTACAATTAATGAAAATAAATTAACATCCATTTTACAATCCTTCTTTCTTAATCAATATATCTAAGAAACCTTTCATTTCTGGATCTTCTTTTGACTGTTTAACAATAGCATCAATATAATCTTTGTCATCATTGCAAATATATTGATATATGTGATTCTTAAACATCGCCAACATTTGCGCTTGACCTAGTTTGAAAATACGATATAGTTTTTCATAAGGATATACATCGTTCATTAATCTGTTCATTTCAATATTAAATGGATCTTGACTACGTTTATATGCATTATATTCTTCAAGTTTTTCTATGGTTTTATTTATATCCATTATTTACACTCTCCTATTTTTTATCTATTGGGGAGAATAAACTCCCCATATATCTACATTATTTCTTAGATTTAACACATCAATTTAATCATTCAATCACCTATATATTTTCTAGCTTCTCTAATTATTTCACTTTCTTTTTCAAAAGAATAATTAGAACCAGTTTGTTCGCTTTTAATATCCATTAATAATTTAAGACAATGAATTAAAAGTTTAACGATTAACTTATTTGTATCCATAAAAATCCTCCTCTTTACTCCATTAAAAACTACATTTTAAAGAATACTTATTTGATTATTTCATCATACAAACGTACTTCATCTACAGACATTCCATTACTGACAATTGGTGCTAAGTAAATTTTATTATTTAATTTAAGAAAGAATGTAGAATTTCCTTTTATAGATTCTAAATAATCAACTTCTCTAATATCTGTTATTTCTCCATCGTATAAATAATTCTTAAATAAATGCGGAAAAGACAACTCTGCTTTTTCAATGATATCTTTTTTATAGAAATGTGCATGATTTCCAATTCCTATAAAGTAAATATTGTCTTCATCCATCATAAAGAATAGTAATTCATTTGTTCGTTTCTTTTTTCTTTTATCAAAATGAAAATGATATATATTGAAATAATTTAATAACTTATCATTATAAAGTTTTTTACTTTTGATACTTAAATAATCATTAAGATTATTCCCACTAATAATATCTCTGCATATATTACAATATTGTTTTTTATATTTAAAGTTTAAAATACTATTATAAAATCCTATAGCTTTATGTATTTTATATATTTTAACAGGAATTATTTTATGTATTAAATTTACAAATAGTTTTAATTCTTCTTGCATAAATTCTCCTTTCCACTTAAATTCTTAATTCTATGTTAAAATTTAAATTGATTAAAATATCTTAAACCAACTAAAGATCGATATACATAATCTCTTGTAGTTTCAAATTGTTTTTCTTCCGTTGATTCTCTTAAATTCTTTATAACTCTACCTAAATCAATCATTACTTCATTAAATGGTCTATAACTACTATCTGGTTCACACATTTGAACACCTATATTCATCAATGTTTTATAAGCATTATCTACTTCTGATTGTCTTAAATCTTTATCACTATCATCTTCAATTATTTCTTCCATTTGAACAATAGTACAATAGGAGATAATTGTAAATCCATAATCTTTACTTGATATAACTACCTCTGCCGTGGGACAAAAATTTTCTATAACACCTTCTACATAATTTAATTTTGAAGGAGCATATGATTTATCATTTAATGTAGCAACTCTTCTTCCATTATGCCAATAATCTTTAATATCCTTATATGTAATTCCAAATTTTCTTCCAGTAAGAGATTTAAAGTCTTCCATGTTAATCATCCTTTCACTTATTTAAACTTCCAATAAATGAGTCAATTTACGGTATGTATTATCTCCACTCCAATTTTTGACCACAGTTAAAACAATATTTAATTCTCCCAATACCATGAATATCAGTTTTACAACTAGGACAATGACCTTTGCCATAATCAAATATATCAATTTTTTGAGATATTTGATTTTCAAGCATTTTCCTAACTTCATCCGTATATTCAATCCAATTTTTAGTATTGAATATTGTAGTATCATTATGACAATTATATATTTTTATATTAATCATCTCCCATTCAATGAATTGATTTATGGTAACTACTTCAATTTGCCTAATTGCTCTACAATACTTTTAAACGCTGCATATTCAGGATTAATTATCAGTTGAGGTAAATCTAACATTCCCATAATAGCCCCTATATCCATAATTGTAACGAAAATACCAAGAACGATAACCGCTACTATATGAATAGGTTCAAGGTCTTTGCGATATAAATCATCCCAATTCTTCTTAATCCAAAGGGCATATTTTGCTACTGCAAATGTTAAACCTACACTTAGTAAAAAGAATACTATGTTTTGAATTATCTCAACCTTAACCTGTAATAAACTCCACTCCCATATCTTTGCACTAGCTACTCCTAATTGTTGAGCCAACTTTTCTAACATTTCTACAACTTTGCCTTCTAACATTTTAATTACCTCTTTCATATTTTATTTTTATTATAATACTAAACCATTAACCTCTTATTAATTACCTGAATACCTTCAATCACTCTAACATTCTCCAACTCTTCCTCTTGAACCAAATAACCACTCTCATCCAACAACAATCCACCAATTAGACTCAATCCCTTTTCGCCAACTGTAAGACATCTGAGGTAAAACGTATCGCCTATCTTTTCTTCTCCTACAACAACTATGTCCCGATCTAATTCCATTTGCATATAAGACTTCTCTGCCCACTTTTGATATGTCTTGCTATCCTTTTTGAGTTTGTAGATATTGAAATCAATATGCACTATTTATTCTCCTCTCTTTCTTTTACCCATTCGCCAATCTCTCGACAGTATGTATATTTATTGCTTTGACATTGTTTAACGTATTGACATGATGGGCATTCAATCCTTGCTATTCCTTCAAGCATGACTTGTAAATGTTCTTTAGTTAGTGTCAATTTTATCCTCCTTAACTCTTTTTATCTCCACCAATTTTGCCATGACATAATCCACATAAATACTATTAAGAATATAATTCCTGTTATCCACGATACTTTTACTGTTTCTGAATCTCTTGGATTGCTCCAATTAAACAAAATATAAAAACCCATAACAGATATTATTAAAAACAAAATACATGATAAAATATTAAATAACATAAATATTATCTCCTCCTTCCTTTAACTCCGATTAAACTACTGCATTTAACGGAAATTACGTTTTTGTAACCCTTGTGTAGCAAGGCTTTCAGGGTTGGAATAATTTTACAAACTGTAATTTTAGTCCATTAATCTAATTTTTTATCTCTATGCAACCAATCACAATACTTTTGACATTCTTCTTTAATTTTAAATCCAATTTTAGCACTATATTCTTTTTCTTCATGTAATAGTTTAATATCTTCATTAAATTAATTTACTATCTGACAAAGTTTAAATTCATTATAACTATAATCATCTCTATGGCTAGAATCTTTTGATGGAATATAAGTTTTTGATATATAAAAACTTCTATCTGACTGATATCTACTGTCTTTTTTATTGAATTTAATTAGAGACAACTCTGATGTTTCTGGAACAAATCTATGTACTAAATTACTACAATCACAGTTTGTTTCTGTTGTTTTCCCATTTGGGAAATTAGCAATCAATTTGCGTTTATCATTACATAAATAGCACTTATCTTGACGAAACCCCTGATTATCAGCAAACCAGACTTCAGCTTTCTCTATGTAATCTTTTAAAGTATCACCTATGTTACTTGCGTAAAATTCTTTTTCTACTTCTCTTTTAAGATTATCTTCTTTATATTTTAAGTCTCTTTCCTTATTGTCTACTTGATATTTTGCGTCTTTTAGTTTTTTGTTTTCTTCTTTTAACCTTGCATTCTCATCTTTAATATCTTCTATCTCTACCTTGATAGTACCTAATAGAACTTCTTTCATTTTTTGTTGATATTCCATTACTATTTCTTCATATGCATTTGGCTCATAATATTCTTCATCATAATCCATTTATTAAATCTCTCCTTCTTATTTTTATTCCATTCAAATCGACTACTTATTTGATATTACAACACACTTTATGAGAATTTAAATAATCTTTTTCTTCTTGGAAGTCAACCTGCTCATTTTTGTTACTTTTTAATACTCTAAAAGCATATTCGCCTTTTCCATCCCACCTACCCCAACTAAGCAACCTCAAAACAACATCATAATTGTCAAATTCCTTAATATTGACTACAGATTTATAAAGTGTGTTCCCTA